GTCGGTATTAAAGCATCAAGACCAAACCCACTAGGTTTACCGGATCTTATTAAGCCTGAAGGCTGGGTTGCACCTACTCATGTTGGTAACATCGGATTATTTGAAAAGATCTACGATTGAAATTTAATAGATCAAAACTAGACCAGCAATTATTATTAGCTCGAGCTGAGGCAGAGGCTAGTAAGATAGTTGTTAAAGACAAGACTGGTAGAAACTACCAACAGATCCTTGAAGCATGCTTATACGGTCAAGCAGCAGAGGTATACCTACTATCGATAGGATACATCGATGATACTAGACCATATAAAGATCTATTTGAACCCGATGATACGCCTATTGAGGTTAAAGTTACACAACATATAGGCAATGTACCATACATATTAGATAGGTGTGCAGAACGTATACAAGAGTCATGGAGGACGCATCCTACTCGTGTCTATATATGGATCAATGACAAAGAATCAGATGACTATGAATTGAATGGGATCTATGATTGGAATGGTAGAGGTTGGGTTAAAAAATAATTTTACTTTATATATTAATTGTGGTATTATGTATCTATAACATGGGAGTTATATTATGAAACAGTATTCAAGACCGTCAGCAAACATCTTATTAGAAGCTGCTGATATCCAAGAAAAGAAAGGCAATGACTATAACAATGCCTCAAGTCGTGTGCAACAAGCCGACTACTATGAGCATGGTGTATGGACATTGCTTGACATCATCAAAGCAAAATACCTTCGAATGGTATCTGTATTAGAAGCACAAGAAGCCGGTGGTAAACCTAACTATGAATCAGTTGAAGACTCTGCTCTTGACATGATCAACTATGCATCCTTTGTGGTAGCATACCTTAGACATCAAGTTCCTGGTCAAACCAAAGATCGAGACATCTTTAATAAGAAGGTGACAAAATGAGTACAGTCTATGGTGTAAGTAATATCAGAAACATCTTTAAAGAGAAGTTAAAGATGGGCGACTTCGTTACTGATAAGACTGGTGTCAAGACAGTTGAGATCATAAACGCAGCATTCTTTGCTAATGAACCATCAATCTTTGGTACAGTCAATCATGACTATGTAGAAAGAGAATTAGAATGGTATAAGTCAATGTCACTTAACGTTAATGACATCCCAGGTGGACCACCAGAAATCTGGAAAATGGTTGCAAACCCTAATGGATATATCAACTCAAACTATGGGTGGTGCATCTATTCGCAACAGAATGGAGATCAATATGAGAACGTACTTAATGAACTCATAAAGAACCCACTATCTCGTAGAGCTACAATGATCTATAATCGTCCTACTATGCATGATGATTATAACAAAGGTGGTATGTCAGACTTTATGTGTACTAATGCAGTGCAGTATCTTATCAGGAACAATAAAGTAAACGCATTGGTCTATATGAGATCAAATGATGCCGTGTTTGGTTATAAGAACGATTATGCATGGCAAAAACATGTATTGGAACAGCTAGTAATAGACTTAAGAAACGAATGGTTAGAAACACTTGAAATTGGTGATATCTATTGGAACGTAGCATCTCTTCATGTTTATGAAAGGCATTTTAAGTTCATCGATGGCGATCAATAAATGGTATAAGCGATACCTCAAGCTTGCAAAAGAAGTAGCTACATGGTCAAAAGACCCTAACACACAAGTTGGTGCAGTGGTAGTTGGATCAAAGGGTCAGATCTTATCTCAAGGCTATAATGGTTTTCCAAGAGGTATAGCTGATTCAAATAAAAGATTAAGTGATAGAGAACTAAAGCTATCATTAATTGTACATGCTGAGATGAATGCAATATATAATGCTACATACTCAGGCGTATCATTAGACGGTTCAACCATATTCATTCATGGTTTACCAGCATGCTCAGAGTGTGCAAAGGGTATCATCCAAGTAGGGATTAAGAAAGTAGTAGTATCAAAACAGTGCATCGAAGCTAGGCCACATTGGAACGATTCATGGAAAAAGTCCATAGCAATGTTTGCTGAAGCTGGTGTTGCAGTATTTGTAATCAATGAGGAGTAATCATGGCGCAACCAGGCAAAGGCGGTAAAGTTCATCCAGGAAAAAGACACAATAATCCTGATACATATAAGAACGGTAAACCTCGTATCAGAGGTTATAACCTAGCAAGACTAACAGCGTTGTTAGAAAAGACTGCAGCAAAGAAAGAGAAACGTAAGATCCAGAATCAAATTGATAGAAAAACAAAATAAGGAAAAATCATGGGATTATTAGATAAGATCAGAAGTAACTCAACGATCAAGGACTCGGAAGTATTATCCAAGTCTAAGTTCTTTACAAAGAAGGACATGATACCTACATCCATTCCAGCAATCAACATTGCATTGAGTGGTAGACTTGACGGTGGTTTAACACCCGGTCTAACGATGTGGGCAGGTCCATCCAAACACTTTAAGACAGCTTTCTCATTGCTGATGGCTAAGTCTTACATGGACAAATACAAAGATTCAGTATTATTATTCTATGATTCAGAGTTTGGTACACCTCAATCGTACTTTGAATCGTTTGGTATCGACCAAACAAGGGTGCTACATACTCCAGTTACAGACGTAGAGCAGCTTAAGTTTGATATCATGAAGCAGATCCAAGGCATCGAGCGTGATGACAAGATCATGATTATCATCGACTCAATCGGTAACCTTGCTTCTAAGAAGGAAGTTGAAGATACGCTTGACGGTAAATCTGTTGCAGATATGTCAAGAGCAAAACAAATCAAGTCATTATTCCGTATGGTTACACCGCACCTTACACTTAAAGATATCCCGATGGTTGTTGTTAACCATACTTACATGACTATGGAGATGTACTCTAAACCAGTAGTTGGTGGTGGTACAGGCTCATACTATTCAGCAGATAACATCTACATCCTTGGTCGTCAACAAGATAAGGATGGTACAGAGTTAACTGGTTGGAACTTTATTATTAATGTGGAGAAATCTAGATATGTCAGAGAAAAAAGTAAGATACCTGTTACTGTTAGTTTTGATGGCGGTATTAGCAAGTGGTCTGGCCTTCTTGATATTGCTCTCGAAACTGGTCATGTGGTTAAGCCATCTGTTGGTTGGTTTGCTCGCTTAAACAAAGATACTGGTGAGATCGGTGATAAGTATCGAATCAAGGATACAGACTCTAAAGAGTTTTGGTTGCCCATCTTGACTGATAAAACTTTCCAAGATGCAGTCAAAGACAAGTATCAAGTCGCTCATGGTGCTATCATTCGAGATGAGGATATAGACATCGATGAATCTCTAGCAGCAATAGAGGACGAAGACCTTGTTGCATAAGATCCAATATGAAGAGTTCCCATACTCAGTAGACAAGTATGGGATCGAGATCACTGAGGGCCAATATCAAGGTATCAAGTTCCTAATGGGTAAAGTTGAGCTTAAGGAAAACCCTGAGCAAGATAACTGTACTTTAAAGTACCACTATGATATAATAGAGAATCCAGTAGAGTTCCAAACACAAGCTGAAATAAACCAGTTTGAACGGTTTGTGGGAGATCTATTGATGCAGATGCTTGATGATGGTGTAAAGAAGAATGATTTAATTTATACAGGCGGTGTCGATGAGGATTGAAACAACCATACTAAGTAACCTTATATTCAATGAAGAGTATAGCCGTAAGGTCATACCATTCTTAAAACGTAGGTACTTTTCTGAACGTAAAGAAGCAATCGTATTCGAAGAGATATCTAAGTTCTTTGAAACGTATAACAAACCAATAACACCAGAGATCCTTGCGATAGAAGTAAACAACCGTAAGGACATCTCTGACAGCGATTTAAAAGATCAACAGCAATTGATCTCTGAACTGAAACAACAAGACACTAATGAGGAGTGGTTATTAAATGAAACAGAAAACTTTTGCCAAAAGAAAGCAGTCTATAATGCAATCCTCGACGCGATCGGTATCATCGATGGCAAAGACAAAAATAGGTCAGAGGATGCTATCCCTAGCCTCCTTTCAGATGCTCTTGGCGTTAGTTTCGATAGTCATGTTGGGCATTCCTATCTTGCTGATTCTGATCAAAGGTATGAGTTTTATCATCATGTAGAAGAAAAGATTAAGTTTGACTTGGATATGCTTAATAAGATCACTAAGGGTGGTCTAAGTAAGAAGACGTTGAACGTAGTGTTAGCAGGTACAGGCGTGGGTAAGTCATTATTCATGTGTCATTGTGCGGCAGCAAACCTACTTGATAATAAGAACGTGTTGTATATTACCATGGAGATGGCAGAGGAACGTATCGCAGAACGTGTCGATGCAAACTTACTTAACCTCTCTATGGATGAGTTGAAGGTGGTCGATAAGCCCATCTTTGATAGTCGTTTAGATAAGGTCAGGAAGAAGTCTCAAGGTAAGTTGATCATCAAGGAATACCCAACTGCCGGTGCCCATGCTGGTCATTTTAGGGCATTACTTGAAGAGTTAAAACTTAAACAAGAGTTTCAACCTGACATTATCTACATTGACTATCTAAATATTTGTAGTTCACAACGACTTCGATATGGGGCTAACGTAAACAGTTATACCTATGTCAAGACGATTGCTGAGGAACTAAGGGGTTTGGCAGTTGAGTATAATGTACCTATCGTGAGTGCCACACAGACTACTCGGTCCGGTTTTACGAACTCCGACCCAGGTCTTGAGGACACATCCGAATCCTTTGGTTTGCCAGCAACTGTTGATCTCATGTTAGCTCTTATATCCACAGAGGATCTTGAGGGCCTTGGTCAGATCATGGTCAAGCAGCTTAAGAATCGATATAATGATCCATCATATTATAAACGTTTTGTGATTGGTGTGGATAGGTCTAAGATGAAGCTATATGATGTAGAGGTCACAGCTCAGAAAGGCATAGCAGACTCTGGTCAAGATGATAGACCAGTCTTTGATAAGTCCGACTTTGGCAAACGGGTGGCCACCGAGGAATTCTCGGGATTCAAGTTCTAACAAAGGGCTACTTCGGTAGCCTTTTTTTATTATAAATAATTAATAATTTACTTTTATCGATGGATCATGGCTGAAGAATTACAAAACCTAAATGGTGGTCTTACTATATTTGATATAGATGATACCTTATTCAAGACTACGGCACAAGTAGGAGTGGTCAAGAATGGGCAGGTAGTAAAGACACTCACCAACCAACAGTTCAACGATTATAAGTTGAAGCCAGGGGAGAAGTTTGACTTCACCCAATTTGCTAGCTCCGAGAAGTTTCTTAAAGAGTCTACACCGATCTCTAAGATGTTTAACAAAGCTAGAGCCATCGCTAAGAACGCAGCTAATACACCTAATAGTAAAGTAGTCATCATCACAGCTAGGAATAACTTTGATGATAAGAACAAAGTACTTGCTACTTTTAGTAAGTATGGGTTTCCAATAAATAAGGTTAGGATCGAGAGAGCCGGTAGGATCGAAGGGCAAATGATCCCAGCTTTTAAGAAAGCTATTATCATTAGGAACTACCTTAAGACAAGACAGTTCTCAAGGGTAAGACTATTTGATGACAGTATGAGTAACCTAAAAGAATTTTTAAAACTAAAGAAAGAGTTCCCATCTATAACTTTTGAGGCATACATGGCCAAGGAAGATGGCTCTGTTACCACGATAAAATAAGGAAGATGTATGTTAAGCTTTAATGACTTTTTAGTAGAATCTGCAACCTCTTCAGTGGCCGCTGATGATAAAGGTAAGATGCATGAATTATTATTAGCTAAGCATCTCCATCCAAAAGGTAAACTCCCTGAACACCATAGAGCTGTGTCAGATAACCCTGAACACTCTGGAACACCTGAACAAGTACACACTAAACTAAAGAAAAAGATTGGTGATGCAGCATACAAAGAGATAGACAAACATGCTAAGCAAACTGCAGGTGAGATAAAGAAACATATCCCAAAAGGTCATACTATCCATGCAGTTCATTGGACTTCCAACAGAGACACAGAGAAAAAAGCTGGAGATCATGAAAAGACCACAGGTCATAAGGATGTTAACTCAAACGCAGACGTGATAGTAACTTCTCATGATAAGAAAGGTAAGAAACATTTCCATCCGATATCAGCAAAGTATGGTTCAAACGCTCAACCTAATTTTAAGAATGCTGGACTAGCATCACTTGAAAAGCATTCAGGTAAACATGGGATCTATACTAAACTCCAAAAAGCCCATGAAAACAATATGCAAATTATTGGCTATCACGGTACTACACAGCAAAGACACGAACACTATAAGATGGATAAAGCTAAGTTAGAAGCAGAAAAGAAAGCACATAAAGGTACGGGTGAATTTAAACCAAAGTCTAAAGATGCTAAGCGCGCCCATGAAGCTGAACAATCATCTATTGCTGTAAGAACGGCTATGGCTAAGGAGCACGCAAAAGGATTATCTAAGAAGTCTGATTCAGAACTTAGGAAGCATATTAGAGATCAAGTATCCCCTCCAACTAAGTTCAAGCACCTTGTAGCTCATAGCCATGTACATGATGATGGATCCGCTACATCACATGTCCATGATTCAGAGCACATAGCTGACGAACACCTTAAACACTTTAAGAACTTACATGTTAAACATGGTGGCATCAGCGCTACGATCCATGGTACATACCATAATCCTGGTCATAAAGATCATGGTAAAGTTAAAGCTGTAGCTACACAGACTTTTAAATCAACATCAGGTCCGCATAAAGGTACTGCAGGAACATTTACATTAAGATAATATGATATCATTTTCACAATACTTAACAGAAGCTATATCTACAGAGGGCAAAGTATCACATATAGCCCATCCTGAGGATAGACCTCTTATCAATGGAGCCAAAGGTTTTGAGCATGCAAAGGGTGCATTGAACCAAGCGTCTGAGCATATCAAGTCTGGTAAGAAGGATAAAAGCCTAACGATGAAGTATGATGGCTCACCAGCGATCGTATTCGGTCATCATCCAAAGACGGGTAAGTTCTTTGTAGCTACCAAGTCTGCATTCAATAAGAACCCTAAGATTAACCATACGCCTGAAGACATTGAAAGAAATCATGGTCATGCTCCAGGTCTTGTGCAAAAACTTAAAGATGCATTAACACATCTACCAAAGGTAACTCCTAAGAAAGGTGTCTATCAAGGCGACATGATGTTTAGTCATCATGATGTGGTTCATAATCCAAACGGATCAACTTCGTTTACTCCAAATACCATTACCTACTCAGCTCATGGACAAGAAGCTAATAAAGTTAAGAAAGCAAAGGTTGGCGTAGTCGTCCATCAGCAGTATCATGGTCGAGATATAGGTGATATGAAGGCAAGCCCTGAGATCGAGCATAAGTTCAGACAGCATCCAGATGTATGGCATAAGACTGCTGAGCATGATACACGTATCATAAACTATGGAGACAAAGCTCAACAAGAGTTTCATAAACATATGGATGCTGCACAAAAGATCCATGACGAACATAAGAAGACTATGTATGCTGCTACTGAGCCACATCAAGGTGCATCTGGTCATCTAGCTACATACATCAACCAAACAGTACGAAACAACGCAAAGCCAACAGTAAGAGGCTTACAGCAACATGTCATGGACAAATCACAGATCGTCCAATCAAGGCTTAAGACTACAAAGGCTGCAGAAGAGAAGCAACGCGGTGCACAGCAAGAAATTAACCATATCAATAAGCATGCAAGCTCATACGAGAACTTATTGAAGATGCATCAGCATATCCAAAAAGCAAAGAACGTATTGGTAAAGACATTGAACCAACATCCTGGAACTCTAAGCCATCACATTGAAGGTAAGGAGACACATCCAGAAGGCTATGTAGTTAACCATAAGAACGAACCAACAAAGCTTGTAGATAGAGCTGAGTTTAGTCGTGCAAACTTAATGAGGAACCGTAAACCAAATGCTAACGTTTAAAGAGTACCTTAAAGAAGACAAGTACAAGTCAGAGACCGGTGGTTTAACCCGTGCTGGTGTAGATAAGTATAACAGAGAGAATCCTGGTCATCATTTAAAAATGGCTGTAACAACACCACCATCCAAACTTAAAAAAGGTGGTAAGGCTGCAGGACGACGTAAGTCTTTCTGCGCTCGTATGGGTGGAGTTAAAGGTCCTATGAAGGATGAACATGGCAAACCAACAAGGAAGGCATTAGCTTTAAGAAAATGGAATTGCTAAGTCTAAAAGATTTTATCACAGAGGATACTGGTGCTAAGCATCATGTATTGACTTATGGTCGTATGAACCCTCCTACGACTGGTCATCTTTCACTTATCAAGAAGGTCCATGACGTGGCTGATAAACATGAAGCTGGTCATACAGTGGTGACATCACATAGCCATGATAAGAAAAAGAACCCACTATCACCAGAGCAAAAGCTTAAACACCTTAAACGCTTCTCACCTAAGACAAACATTAAGGCATCATCTGCCGAGCATCCAACCATATTACACCATGCAGCTGATCTACATAAGAAAGGTGTAACTCACCTACATGTTGTGGTAGGATCAGATCGTAAGAAGGAGATGACGACGCTGTTAAATAGGTATAATAACAAGAAAGCCGGACACGGGCATTATAACTTTAAGAAGATAACAGTACACTCTGCTGGTCATAGAGATCCAGATTCTGAGGGTACATCAGGCGTATCAGGCACTAAACAAAGAGAGCATGCAAAATCAGGTAACTTCCATGAGTTTCGTAAGGGTGTACCAGAGCATGTATCAGATAAACATGCAAAAGAACTAATGCATGACGTACAACAAGGGAGCAAGTAATGAAGAGACTACTATTAGTAAGTGTACTACTATTGAATGGGTGTGCTATAACTAACCTACTACCCAAGCATCATGATACTGCAGAAGCAGCCAAGCTTACAGACCTTAAAGTAGATATTGAGAAGGTATCTTGCAATGATAAGAAAGAAGTTGACTGGGCAAAGCTTATTGAGGATGCCCGTTGGTTGGATGTATATACAGCATGGAGGGATGACCCTCAACAGAAGGCAGTAACTGAGTTCTACATCGCAGCACAAAAAGCTAGAGACGGAAGCCCAGCATACTGTGAAGCCACCATTAAACTTAATAGGACTCGTCTTCAAGTGATTGAGTCAGCATGGAAAGGAAGATCATGAGTGTTTTAACCGAATTAAGATCTGCCATGGCAGAGCCGGGAATCAAAGGCGCATTAGCTCAACAGTTACATGACATCACAGAGCAATACAATGATGGCATACTTACAGACGTAGAGTATAAGGATCTAGTTACCGAGATTGGTAACGTCCAAGCTAACGCAGAGCTTGCACAAGATGAGGTAACTGCAAGATGGGTCGTGAATATTACAAAAACGATACTTTCTGTAGTATAAATAATAATATACTTTTATATAGATGGATTTAAATGAAGAATAAACCCAGCCCATTAGGCACTATATATTACATATATGCCTATCTAAGTAAAAAAGGCATTCCTTACTATATTGGTAAGGGTAAAAACGATCGTGCGTATGAAACACACGGCCGAATTAAAGTGCCTAAAGACAAGAATAAAATAATACTACTAGAAACTAATCTTACTGAGATTGGAGCTTTAGCTCTTGAACGTCGTATGATCCGTTGGTGGGGTCGTAAAGATCTTGGAACCGGGTTATTATATAATATGACAGATGGTGGAGAAGGTACTAGCGGTATAATAGTTACTAAGTTAACAAGAGAAAAACAATCTAAAGCTAAATTAGGTAAAATTTATACTGAAAAACAAAGAACAAATATGTCTAATTCAGCTAAAGGCAAAATTATTGCTGAACAAACAAAACAGAAAATGTCAGAAGCTAAAAGAGGTAAATCATGCCCTTGGGTAAAAGGATCTCCACGTTCCGCAGAAACTAAAGCTAAAATATCTGCAGCATTTAAAGGAGTGCCAAGGTCTGAAGAAACTAAAGCTAAAATAGCAGCAACAATATTAAGCAAAAAACTGGCGACAAAAAATGAAGAACTATAGACAACTCATACGGGAATTGCCTTCTAAGACCGTCATCATGACAGTCGGAAGCTTTAACCCGCCTACCTCGGTCACTGAGATGACTCTTAAGCTAGTCCATAAGCTAGTTGAGTCAAACTCTGCCGACCACATAATCTATGTTACAGAAGACAAGGATAGCCTACCAGTAGATCGTAAGCTACACTTCCTTGAGATGATGTTTGGTTCAATGAACTTTAAGGCATTGAACGAGTCAAACTTTGCTTCTGAACTAACAGCTCTTAAGAAGAGGTACAAGGATGTCATCGTAGTTGCTTCAGAAGATAAAGCCAAGCTATACGAGTCAATGAACGTTGTCACCACAGGCAATGACGTTGACTTCTCAAAGATCAAATCAATGGTCACCAAGGGTGACTTTACATCGTTTAAGAAACAACTGCCATCAATGGTACGTGAACTTGACGCTCGTAGGATCATGAACGAGATGAGACAAGTCCAAGGTCTTGAACTAATCAAAGAAGATATCAAGTTCTCAGTAGACATACTTAGAGAGAAGTACTTTAAAGGTGAGATCTACCATGTGGGTGACATCGTTGAGTCTGCTGGTCATCAGTACGAGATCATGGACCGTGGATCAAACTACCTAGTCGTAGTTGATAACACTGGCACCTTACATAGGAAATGGGTGAAGGATGTGTCATTAGTAGAAGCTAAGTCCCTATCTAAAGCATGTTGGAAAGGCTACAAGGCTATCGGCCTTAAAAAGAAAAATGGTAAGACAGTCCCTAACTGTGTGCCTGAGCAAGTAGAGGTCAACGAAGGTCATGAGATCTCCTACAAAGGCTACACGACAACTAATATGCATCATTGTCCACAAGGCTCAAAAGCCTTTAAACTAACTATGGACAAAGCTACAGATCCAGTTGCTATGTTAAATGCTATCAAGACAACTGATGCATACCTTAAGATCTATGACTTCGACCCGTCCAAGCCAGAACTATATGGCTTTAAACATGTTAAGGATGCTCAAGAAGCTCATAAGAAGTCAAGAGAATCACTAGAGAAACTAGGATGCTTTGATTCTCACAAAGAACATTGGGAAAAACATAAAGCCGAGCTTGATAAGATGACTATCAAGGAAGGCGTATCTAACACCTATAACATAGCTCAAGACGTATTAAGATACTCTGACTTCATGAAACTACATAAGATGAACCAAGGCATCATACCTGATGACAAAGAGATCAAGCAAGTCTTAGACCCTAACATCTCACAGCAGATCGATGATTTACAAAAGTACCCGTTCCATAAACATACCGAAGTTGGTCATACACTAGAGACAGATCGTCACCTACGTAGACGTAAAGTCATGTATGCTACTGAGTCTGTGATGACAAAGAACGAGACAGCAGGTGTACAGATCAAACCTGAACACGAAGCTGGTTACTACGTAAGATGTACAGCGTCAAACGATATCTTATCTGGCCCTCATAAATCAAGAGGAGAAGCTGGAGCAGCTGGTAAGAAGTACGGTAAAGAATGCTACATCACAAAAGACGGCGAGTATACACAGGAGTCGGCAGACGGTGAAGTAGAAGGCCAAAAGGTTACTAAGGTTGTACCACTACCAGCTAATATGGCACCACCAGCAGATGATGAACCAAATAAACAAAAAGGCAAAGGCTTTAGTGCTTTCTTTGAAAAGAAGATTAAAAAAGAAAACCTTAATACTCTCCTAGATTATGATTCATGGATGAGACAGCAAACCGAGAGAAAATAAATATGGAAAAGCTAATCGCTACGTTGAAGGTTGCATTGGGTAATACGTTTTGTATGTACTTCAAGAGTCATTCATACCATTGGAACGTGGAAGGGATGTTCTTTAGTCAGTACCATAAGTTCTTCCAAAAGATCTATGAAGACACCTATGGAGCTGTAGACCCATTTGCAGAGAACTTGCGTAAGCTTGATGTGTATGCACCTATCAGCCTTGAAGAGATCCATAGCTATAAGACTATAGAGGAAGATAAAGTTAAGCCTGAAAACATCAGTGAGATGTTAGTTAACTTACTACATGCAAACACAGAGATACTACACGTATTGACAGAGCTATTTGATGATGCTACAAGAGAAAAACAACAAGGCCTTGCTAACTTTGTAGCAGACCGTATGGATAAACATAAGATGTGGGAATGGCAAATCCTCGCATCATTAAAACAAATTAAGAAACCCGGAGAATAAGAATGAAGTCGTACAAAGACCTAACACAAAGACTAGATGAGATCTTAACCAAGTCCACACCAGCTGGTAAGTGGATAGATGACTTTGTACACTCAGATAATCCTAAGTTTGCAGGTAAGTCTGCTGCAAAGCGTAAACAAATGGCACTCGCAGCATACTATTCTAAACAAAGAGAAGAGTCAGCTGCAGTATCACAAAATTCTACAGCAGAAGTTGACATGAGAGAAGCTAAAGAAGAGCATTTAGTACATGTATCTGATGGTTCTAAGTACGATGAACAACCACATGAAAAAGATGTAGAGCATGTCATGGCTGGTGTTAAACAACATGGTGGTGAACATGCAGGTGGATCTGATAAAGGTGTATTCTTTAAATTCCCATCAAAAGAACATGCACAAAACTTCATGCATCATGTTAATAAGTGTCCACATAAATCATGTGATGCACACCTTTCAGAAGCTATTGAGTATAAAGGTATCGGTACAGATGTAGTTGACAAGAAAAAGGTTTTAAATCCTCCTATCCCTTTAACACAAAAGAAAAAAGAAGTTAAAGATTTTAAAGAAGGATATGAACATGGCCCTATCGATCGTGATGCTAAAGTAGCAGTTGGTCATAAAGCTGCTGTATTAGCTGGTTCTGGTCTTGATTCTGGTAAACACGGCACAGTTGTTGGTTCATCAAAAGAACGTACTGGTGATATGTGGCATATTAAAACTGCTAGCGGTGATATAGTTAAGATGCACAAACATAGAGTAGCTAAATTAAAAGAAGAAGTTGAACAAATCGACGAGATCTCAAAGAAGACTTTAGGTTCTTATGTTAAGAAAGCTGAGAAGGAAGAAGATAAGTATCAACAAAACTATTCTAAACTCAGAGATATTAGAGACAAAACACATGGTAAATTCTCTGATGATACACCTGAAATGAAACATCTTGATAAGAAGTATCTTAATCGTGCAGATGGTGTTTATAAAGCAAAACAAAAACTCGCTAAAGAAGACGTAGAGTTAGACGAATCTAAAGTATACGATCCTATCACTAAGAAGATGGTCGCTACTAAACCAATTAAAGTACAAGCAGGTGGTGGTGCAACACGAAATGGAGTTCCAGTTGAAGGTGGCCCATCTAAGTATAAGACTATACGTCAAGCTTATGATGCTGCAACTGCAGGACAAACAGTTACACCTAAACAAAAATTAACTAAAGAAGAAGTAGTTAACCTTGACGAGTTAAAGAAGAGCACATACCAATCTTACAGAGATAAAGCTGCTAAGGACGTGAATCGTGCTTATGCTATCCATCAAAGCCCTTATAAGAAGACTGCTAAAGATGATATGCGTAAGCTATCAAATAGAGTTAAAGGTGATGAGCGTGCAGAGAGATCACTTAAAGAAGAGCAGATCGATGAAGCAAAATCTATTACATTTCATGAACCTGCTAAATTTCATGATGCTGTAGATAAAGAATTGGATCATAACAAATCTAATTTTAATGTTAAAGTGATGTCACGCGATTTAAATCATATTAAAAATAATATTGATAAATCAGGTAAATTTCATGGACATGCAGATCATGTTGAACAAGCACAAAAATTTGCTAAAAGACATAAGTTAGCTCATACTATTGGTGAATCAGTACAGATCGATGAAGTATCTAAGTCAACACTTATGAGATACATTCCTAAAGCATCAAGAGATGTTGGTTCCCATACTTATGCAGGTAAAGAAGCTGGAGAATGGGCATCACACTATACAAGAGCTGGTGACTGGGAAGCTGCAGAGAAACACTCTAAGAAGTCTTATGCAGACTTTAAGAAAGCAAACAAACGTATCGCTGGTATTGACCGTGCTACTAAGAAGCTTGGCACACAAAAAGAAGAGGTAGAACATATCGAAGAAGCAACAGTGTCATCACGTAAGTATGATTGGGGTACAATGAAGACTGTTAACCACGGTAAATCATTCTCGATCCCACTACATCCTGAACACCATGAGCCAATCGCTAAGTTAAAACATGGTGAATCTCATTCATTTAAAGATGAGACAGGTCGTAAATGGAAAGCTACACGTGACAATGATACAGTACACTTCCATGGTGGTTCATATGGTACACAAAAGACATCTGTACCGCATAAATCATTAACAGAAGCCCATCATCATGATGGTATTCCAGGATCACAAGTTAAACCTAAAACCATGCAAGTTAAGACACAATCTAAAGTCATGAAGAAGGAAGAAGTTGAAGAGTCAAGAGGTCATAAAGTACTTGCTAACTTTTTTAAGAATAGAGAAGTTGCACAGAGAGCTTTTACAGGTCAAAACAACCCTGCTGATAAAGGCATAGAGACTCCTAAGAAGGATGCAGAACAAAAGAAAAAGATGATGGGTATGAAAGAAGGCTTCTTAACAAAGAACGTTGAGGACGATATGAAAAACTTAGATAGCCTCAAATACTTTAAGAAGTATGGTAAACATAAATCTCAACATCGTAAGATGTTTGGTATCAGGACTGCAGACATAGAAAGAGTCGCAGAAGCAAACATGCCTACTGATGAAAAGTGGACAGACTATATGGGTAAGTCATTGACACATGCTCATGAGCTTCATAAACAACATGCAGCAGCAGAACATCCTGCAGAAAAAGCTGGCATTAAAGGCAAGATTTCAAAACATAACCAACGCATCATTGATGCCGCTAAAAAACTAAGAAGAGAGGGATATTAATATGTTAAAGTTCAATGATTTTTTAAAGGAAAATGTACAGCTCAATGAGGAGAATATTAAAGATTCTCATTGGAAACATGAACCTTTATCTACAAAGAGATCTGATTATGATAGCGGTGCTGAACATGGTGAAGCTAAAGACATTAATAAATGGGCTCATGAGATCACTAAGCATAAAGAAAAAGCTGAAGCTGCAAAGAAAAAAGGTGACATGCATGCTTATCATAAACACATGGAGACTCATCATGATGAAGCACGAATTTTTCATCATGAATCAGAATCCGGTGAACATCACTTAAGTCCAGCTAATCAAGAAGAACATGGTTCATATTTTGGTCATGAAAGAGCATCTGAGTATCATAGATTAAAAGCTGAAAGATTAGAGAAAAAGCATGTTAAAGAATCTTGGTCTGCACAAGCTGGTAAAGCTAAGATGTCAGAGGCAGACGTAGACGAATCAGGTCTCCGTATGGCAGCTCATGCAGCTCATAAAGAGGGTAAGAAAGAGTTTGAGTTCCAAGGTAAAACATACCCTGTTAAAGTACAAAAAGAAGAAGTAGAACAGATCGATGAGTTATCAAAAGACACATTAGCATCATATACTAAGAAAGCTTCACATGATGCACGTATCAAACAACATGTAGCTGCAGACTTTAAGAGTAAAGCTGCACATGCAAGAAACCCAAGAAAGAAAGAAACATGGGATAGTCTTGCTGGCAAATACCAATCTCAAGCATGGAAGCGTGAGAAAGGCCATGATAAAGCTGTTGACAAATTAAAAGAAGACGTTCAGTTAGATGAAGGTAAGATGAAAGAACTTGCTTATGACTTACAAAACATGGGTCATGACGAGTTCCATAAACACTATGGTCATCCTAAACATCATTACGATCCTACAAATTTCAAGAAGCCAGTAGAAAAAGGCCATGAAATGGATCGTGCTAAAGCTTTAGCTCAACGCGGCATGCAATCATTATCCAAAGAAGAAGTAGAACGCATCGAAGAGAAGTTAACACAGATCGATGAGTTATCTAATAAGACTTTAGGTAACTACGTTAAGAAAGCTTCATCAGATTTAGCATCGTCTATCCATAATGAGCGTGATGCAGAAGAAAATGATGATGCTCCAGAAGCATCAGAGCATGGTCGTCGTGCTTCTAACAGGATGTCAGGTTTAGAAAGAGCTGGCAAGAAGATTGCTAAAGAAGAAGTAGAATTAGAAGAAGCTACTACACGTAAAGACTTCCAAATGGTTGCTGATCTTATTAAAGGTCACGAATCTGCAGAGAAACGTAAAGAACTTGCTACACATCATGCAGGTATCTTCGCTAAACAAAACCCACGCTTCGATCATGCTAAGTTCATGAAAGCAGCTGGTGTTAACGAAGGCGAAATGTGTGAGGACGAAATGCGTTTTCCTAAAGACGGTTGGTCTAAAAATGATTCAATGGCTAAACCAGTAAAATCTTCAGATGCAATGAAACAACACTCACATTACTTTAGTAAAGTTACTAAGTTAGATCCTAAGACTGGTAACCCTGTTAAAGAAGAAGTTTCACAAGAGATATCACCATACCTTAAAGCTACACTACAAGTTATGGATGAAGGTAAGATCGATGAAGGCAAGATGAAAGACATCTATACTGACATGATGGATCATGCTACCAAGAAGGGTTACTCAAGTCATAAACAGTTTACACCTACAGATTATGAGACAGTTGGTAAACAACATGGTATCTCAGGTAAAGAACTTGCTATTGTTGCCGGTCATAAGACTGCACAACAAGCAGATACTCACTTCAAGAAACCAGTAGAACCTGGTAAAGGTATGGATCGTGCTAAAGCTTTAGCTCAACGTGGTATGCAATCATTATCTAAAGAAGAAGTAGAACGCATCGAAGAAAAGTTAACACAGATTGATGAATTATCTAAAAAGACTTTAGGTTCATATGCTCATAAAGCTACGGATGATGCTCAAGATAAAGCACATGATGCATATGATAGTGGAACACCTACAAGACATGAACTTGAAATTCAAGGTGGAAAAAATAATCAAGGAAAATATGGTCATAAACCACTTCAAAATAGATTAACAGGTTTAGCAAGAGCTTCTAAAAAGCTAGGTGATAAGGGCATTGGTAAGGATGTTGAAAAGTCAGTAGCTCATCATCTTAAACAAAGATATCATTATGATAATATGGATGATGGAAAAGCTTCTCGATCTGATGATGCTGCATTACGTCAATCAAGCAAAGCTCATGAGAAAATTCATAAAGCTTCTGGTGTTAAAGAAGAAGTTTCACAAGAAATGTCTCCATACGTTAAAGGTACTTTAGCAGTTATGGATGAAGGTAAGATCGATGACTTAAGAGACGCTCAGAAGTTAAGACAAGCTAGTCAATCAGCGTATGATCCTAAGTTTAAACCAGATACAAGCCATCCGCATATCAATCTAGTTAAAGGTACAGCGTATGGTGGTGCTAATCAAAAAGATGATGAGACTGATGAGAAACCTGATGATGAAACAAAAGAGAAACGCGGACGTGGCAGACCAGCGGGATCTAAGTCAGGTGCTAGAGTATAAATAACTAATCTAATTAAGGAGTAATAAAATGGCTTTATGGGGAAATCACGACAATCAGGCTTCAAAGCCTAAGTATGTCGCAAGGATTGCGTACTTTAACAGTGCAACGACTGTTAATACTACAGCAGAAACAATAGATTTAACGGGTGCAAACACTGACTTCGCTAAGGGCGACGGTGTTGTATATTCAATCAATGGTGGTACAGTCATCGGTGGCTTAACAGACGGTAAAACTTACTATGTAGGTCTTACAGCTACATCAGGTATTATCAGTCTTTATGATACACAAGCTAATGCTATCGCGGGTGGTGCTACAGGTAAAGTTAACTTAACAGGTGCTGGTGTTGGCGTTCAAACACTACAACGTACTGGTGAAGCTAACGTTAATGACCATAACTACAACGGTAGAGGTTTATACTTCGAAGACGTAGACGAAGCTTCAAACGCTGAAAACCGTGGTCGTGGTCTTAAGACACCAGGTTGGGTTGAGTATGTATCATATACAGACTCTAACGGTAACGTACGTCATAAATCAGAGATCTTAATAGCTATGGGCTCAGCACAAACACAATCAGTAACAGGTGATGCTAACCCAGCTAAAGGTGCTTCTGGTGCAACAGGTACAGCTGACGATTCAGTATTACTTGATGCTACTACAATCATTACTGCACAACCGGTTAACGCTACAGCTGCAGCAAATGCTGGAGTTGATGCATTATTCACAGTAACTTCTGCTGCAACTGGTGCTTATAATAGCTTAACATACCAATGGCAACAAAGTACTGATGGTGGTACTACATGGACTAACATCAGCGGTGCAGCATGGAAGGGCTATAATACTAATACATTAGGTATTAATTCTGGCCATCTAGCTGTAGGTGATACTGGTATGAAGATCCGTGTAATCTGTGGTACTGATACAGCTAATACAAATGCTATCTCTAACGCAGTAACATTAACAGTAACAGCTTAACTAAGTGGGGGAGGTTAACTCCCCTCTTTTAATATGGACCAATTGTTGACAGATGATAATTTTTTAACCTATGCGATGCATCATTATGACAATACCCAATGCTATTCGTTGGAAGAGTTTAATGATGATCTTAAGAGGTTTCTATACTTAAAGAAGCTATTCAATAGGTATAAGAGCGAAGGGGATCTTAAAGAGAACCTAATACTTAACCACTTGATAGTACTATATAACTTATTTGGTGATCAAACAACAAACATGTTATTCTTTAAGATAGATGAAGAGTATTGGAGTTACTTAGTAACGTTTTTGATATTCCTTAACAGGATGCCAGATGAGTTACCAGAACACAAGCTAAAGATGTCTGATGTCAAGCTAGATGAACACATAATAAAAATACTTAGGAAGATTTAATGTCACAAGTAATAGATAATTTAATAGCGTTAAGAGTACTTACCATGTTGGTTAAGCCCTTCAGTGAGACTGATGCCTTTAAGCTTGGCATCATCGATAAAAAAGGAAAAAATCTCATAAAGCCATCTTTTTTCACGACGAGTGAACAAAGAAATGCGTACACGTTCCTACATCGATTGGTCTTTAACATGAAGAAGATAATCAACAAACTGCCAGGTGGAGAAAATAAGCTAAAGAGTTTAGTTACAGCATACTTCCTAATCAAAGAGTATTATGAAAAGAATGATAGGACGACATCAATGATGGAACAAAGATTCCATACTTTGATGGGTATGGGTGTTTACTTTGCTGAGGAAACTATCCTTCTTGAAAAGTTCATCAAGAGCATTGAAGAAGATGGTGGTGCTGGAGGTGGTGGTGTTTCAGGTGGAGGTGGTGCAGGTGCAGCTCCAGCTAATGCAACAGGGGTGATGACATCTACAGATGCAGCTACTACACCATTACTCAAGAAGAAAGACATAGATAAGTATAAGAAGACAAATCAAGGTGCAGTAAGTATGGCGCGCCGAAACAACAAGGTATTTTAATATGTTCTTATTATCATTTATTCCAGATGCATGGTTATTAAAAGCAACAACGATGTTAGTGGGTGTAGGTGGGATTGGATTTGTAATATTCACCATACTCGGTAATATCCCAGGTGTTAAGCTATCAGCCATCATACTTAAATGGGTATCATTAGTAGTACTATGCGTTGGTTGTTATTTTACTGGTGCATACTCTAAGGATATGTTATGGAGAGCTGAAGCTGAGAAGCTTCAGGCTGACATGGATCGTAAGGTTGCTGAAGCTGATAAGAGATCAAAACAAATTGTAACGAAATATGTAACACAAACAAAGGTAATCAAGGAGAAGGGTAATGAAATCAAGAAGTTATCTCAACATGTTAAAGAGTCTGATGCTAAGTGCAGTGTGCCTAAGTCTTTTGTCTTGCTCCACGATTCTGCCGCAAAAAATGAAGTTCCCGACACCTCCAAAGGAATTGATGGATCCGCCTCCGGAGTTAATCTCTCTGCCGTCGGAGAAACAATAAGCATCAACTATAACAACTACCATCAGTTATCAGAGCAACTAAAAGCACTACAAGACTGGGTAACATCACAGGAAAAGATCTATAATGGCAAATGATTTCGAACAATTAGAACGTATAGTTGAGAAGCTTGATTTATCGATAGATAAGCTTACTGAAGTTAGTAATAATGTTAGTAAACTATTAGCTGTACATGATACAAGAATAAATGTCATAGAGAAAGATACTGTGCGTAACGAAGACGACATAAGAGACATACACGTAAAGATAGATAACATAGCTAAAGAGATCAATAAGAAGCTAGACCAGTCTATGGCTAACAGCATAGAAGGTCATGCTAAGATCCAATCTGCTATAGAAGAGAAGCTTAAAGGCATCGATGCTCGTGTTAAAGTCCTTGAAGTATGGCGCTGGGTAGTCATCGGCGGAGCTGTTGTTATTGGTTGGTTGATTAATAAAACTTTCAAATGAAATACGCTCAGTACATATCAGAGTTAAAACTTCAACTACAGTACCATACCGAACTAAACCCAAAACTCTGGAACGAATACCAACTAAAGCCTGAAGTAAGAGCCAAGCTACTTCAGTTTGCAGAAGCATGGAGAGAATTTGCTAAGATCCCTAAAAGTGCAGTTAAAGAAGTTATCATGCTCGGCGGCAACGCCAACTACAACTATACTGATCTATCTGATATTGATGTTCACTTGGTTGTTAATAAGTCCGAGATTGCCAAAGATAACCCATTACTAGACGACTACTTACAAGATAAGAAAGTCATGTGGACTATGGCCCATAAGATCACCATCCTTGGATATGGTCTTGAGCCTTATGCACAAGATGAGTCAGTAGCATACCCTAAAGACCAAGGTGTCTATTCATTGACAAAGGATGAATGGATCGCCAAGCCAGAATTCATTGGTGATGATTTCCTAAAGAACCCATACCTTAAGAAGAAGATTAAGTTCTATATGGATATGATCGATGATATGATCAAGAACAAGATGGATGTAGAAGCATTCAATAACCTCAAGGATAAACTAAGAGACATGAGAGGCGCTGCCATCCTAAAAGGTGGTGAATTCTCATTCGAGAACCTAGTGTTTAAGGAACTACGTAATCAAGGTTACTTAGACAAGATGGCTCGATACAAAAAAGATGTACAGGATCAAGCCCTGTCGTTATAAATACAATTATTAAAACTGACTTGACTGACACTAAACAATGAAAACATTATTCATCCTAAAGCGTAAAACAAACTTCTACGCAAAACAAGACGACCATATAGGAGTATCCACTGGTCTCTATAATTCCGCAAAATTCATGGACGACATGCTTCAGGCAGCTGGTATTGAATCAAAGCTCGTTGTTGTTGAGGATAATAATAAGATCGATCGAGAAGTAACCCTATTTAGACCAACCCATGTTATCATTGAGGCACTATGGGTTGTACCAGAAAAATTTGTAATCCTTCAAAAACTTCATCCAAACGTTAAGTGGATTATAAGAATCCATTCAGAGATGCCGTTTATGGCGGGTGAAGGACCAGCTATGAATTGGATAGCTGAATACGCCATGCATAAGAACATTATATTATCCTGCAACGCTCCTAGAATGCTTGATGAGGTACAGTTCTATATACAAACAGCTTTTGGTTTATCAGACGATGAGGTAAACGAAAAGGTTGTATATCTACCAAACTACTATCCACCAGGCTATAAGACAAAAGAATACATATCAAATAAAGATACGATAGATATTGGTTGCTTTGGTGCGGTAAGACCATTAAAGAGTCATCTCGTACAGGCGTACGGTGCTTTAAAATTTGCTGAGGAATCTGGTAAACTATTAAACTTCCATATTAATACGGCAAGACTTGAAATGAATGGTGGTCCAGTGTTAAGTAACCTTATTGGACTATTTGAACACCTCTATGATCGTGGTCATAGATTGGTTAATCATGAATGGACACCAAGGGAAGAGTTCATTCAACTATGTTCTACAATGGATATAGGTATGCAGGTAAGCTTCTCTGAAACATTTAATATTGTGGCTGCTGACTTTGTTAGTCAAGGTGTACCAGTTATAGGAAGTATCGAGATACCATGGATGCATGAGGACTTTCACTCTGATCCAACAAGTAGTAACAATATTGCATACACACTGGATCAGGCTCATCAGTATCCAGAGTATAACGTAAAAGTTCATCAAGCTTTACTAAATGAATATTGTATAAATAGTAGAGAAATCTGGTTAAATTATTTTCAGGAGTAAGACATGGCACATAAAGTTAAATTAACAAAATGGCAAGGTCCTATGTTAAGAGTCTATTCAATGGACTTTGAAACATTAGATCAAGCTAAAGAGCACGCTTATAAGCATAAACACACTCATCATAACATTAAGATCTATGATGAAAGTAATAACTTAGTTACTACAATCGCTAACGGCACAGAAACACCTAACTACGCTTAATTAATTTTACATTAATTGACGTTTATATTATAATACATTATGAAGTACTTTGATATTAAGTGGTTATCCACGACTCTTTTCATCCTATGCGGTACATCTGTGGCATTAAAACTGCCGTTCATGAAGTATGCTTTCCCAGGCTTTGTCATAGCTCATGGTATCCTTGTGCACCATTTCCATAAGGTCCACCCAAACAAACCCCTCTTGATTCAAAATGTTTACTTCTTTTTCTTAAACATATTTGCCAGCTACATCTGGCTCATTAAAGGATAACATCATGGCAGTAAGACCATTAGGCAAGAAAGTATTAGTAGCAGAGAACAAACGTGATAACCAAACTGCATCAGGCATATTAATCGAGGGTTCAGACCGTCATGGGGAATCAAAGACAGGTACAGTGCTGGCTATCGGCCCAGAGGTGACAGAAGTGCAGGTGGGTGACAAGATCCTATTGGACTGGTCAAAAGCTCAGCTGGCAACCGTGGATGGTGCCCAACGTGTCATGATCTTGGAAGAGAACATCGTAGCAGTATTAGAAAATTAATGTACTTTAATTGAGTTATATTATATAATGGTTCTATGTTATACATTGATGCAAGATTCGTAGGTCAAATCTCCTACAAACTCCGTAACTTTAAAAAGAAAAATGACTACTATTGGAACTTTAGTTGTCCGATATGTGGTGATTCCAAAAAGAACGAGTTAAAGGCTCGAGGCTTTGTCTATAAGAACAAAGACAGGTTAGTGTATAAGTGCCATAACTGTGGCATATCCATGAGCATTGGTAACCTCATTAAACACCTTGACCCAGCTGTCTATAGCGAGTATGTACTAGAACGGTATAAAGAAAATACTTCTAAGCACACACCTCATGCTAAGGTCGAAGAAGTCGTACCTGAGATCACACAGCCTATATGTACAGACCTTATCTTGGCAGGTGCACAACCTTTACAATCTAACCAAGAAGCTTTACAATATGTTATATCTCGTAAGATACCGCAAGATCGTTGGAAAGATCTCTACTATGTACCCAAGTTTAAAGAGTTTGTCAATAAACTAAAATATAGTTTTACAGATACAACATATGATACACCAAGGTTAATCATCCCGTTCTATGATGAAGATGGTAAATGCATTGCTTTTCAAGGTAGAGCACTTGGTAAAGAACAACCCAAGTACATCACAATTAAGTTAGATGAAAAGAAAGAAAAGATTTATGGTATAGATCGTATGGATCATATAAAGAGGATCTATGTAACAGAAGGTCCAATAGATTCTATGTTTATCCCTAATGCAATAGCTGTGGCTGGTGCAGGGTTTGATACTAAGTTCATACAAGCAATCAAAGATAATGCAACTCTTATCATGGATAATGAACCAAGATCCATACAAATCTGTAACTTTATTGAGAAGTTAATTGATGAGGACTACGCAGTATGCCTATGGCCAGAAACCATAGAATATAAAGATATTAATGAGATGGTGTTACATGGTAAATCTATTGAGTCTATCATGGATACGATAAATACGAATACATTCCAAGGTATGGAAGCAAAGCTTAAGTTTATTGAATGGAGAAAATGTTGAAAGTATTAATCACAGGTGTTACAGGTTATATCGGATCTCATCTAGCAAAGGTTTTATTTGAAGCTGGACACCAGATAACCGGTCTTGATATTGAATGGAAGAAACATAATCATGATGTTACAAGATACTGTCAACGAATCCTTATCAAAGATGTAACAAAGCATGTGGTTGATGAAGACTATGATGTCATCGTACACCTTGCAGGGTTAATCCAAGTAGAAGAAAGCGTTGCAAGACCAACTAAGTACTACTCAGCAAACCTCGGTGGTACTGTAAACATGTTAAGGCAGCGTATAAATGGTGAACCTCACTTCATATTTGCGTCTACAGCTGGAGCATTTGATGCACAGTCACCTTATGCAAGGTCTAAGTTGGCAGCAGAAGACGTCATCAAAGAACAATCAAGGTCATATACCATATTCAGGTTCTTTAACGTTGCAGGTTCTGATGGTATACACAGACAAGTTGGTCGAGCATCACATCTAATTAGGATAGCAGCAGAGACAGCTGCAGGTAAAAGAGATTATATGTCAATTTATGGAGATGATTATGATACACGTGATGGGAGTTGCGTGCGGGACTATATTCATGTTGTGGATCTTGTTAACGCTATTCGTGATACTATTAAGCATGGTCCTTTTAACACGCCGTATGAATGCATTGGAACAGGAAATGGATACTCAGTCAAAGAAGTCGTTAAGACCATGAAAGAGGTCACAGGTATAGATTTTCAAGTAAAAATGGCAGGTCGAAGAGATGGTGATCCAGCATCCCTAGCAATTACTAATCAATTCAACCTGTTACACCCACAGTATAGTTTGAAAGATATGTGTCTATCAGCCTATCGAGTAGAATCCCAAGTATAAATACAAAATAGTTAAATTAAATTATTGGAGTTAAAATGACTGACGAAGTCCACGGTATTAAGGTAGACTATTCACGAGATTCATTGTTCGATGAATTGGGAATGATTAGGTTAAAAGAGTCATACATGGCAGATAATGAAGTAAGTCCTCAAGAGAGGTTTGCATTCGTATCATCAGCCTTCGCAACAGATAAATTCCATGCGCAAAGATTATATGAGTATAGCAGCAAGCACTGGTTATCCTATGCTACTCCTATCCTTTCATTTGGCCGCAGCAAACGAGGTCTTCCAATTTCCTGCTTCCTTAACTTTATTGAAGACACCGCGGAGGGTTTAGTTGAAAACTTATCTGAAACAAATTGGCTATCTATGCTTGGGGGTGGTGTTGGCATCGGCTTTGGTATTCGTAGTGCTGATGACAAATCTACTGGTGTTATGCCTCATCTTAAAATGTACGACGCTAGTTCTCTCGCATACCGCCAAGGTCGTACTCGTAGGGGTAGCTACGCTGCTTACCTTGACATTAGTCATCCGGACATTATGATGTTCTTGGAAATGCGTAAGCCAACAGGTGACCAAAACATGCGATGCTTGAACTTACATCATGGTGTTAATATTCCTGATGCATTCATGGAGATTATTGAAAATTGTATGAAGGATCCTGAAGCTAACGATGATTGGGAACTAAAAGATCCACACTCAGGTGAAGTAAGGGAAGTGGTATCAGCAAAAGAATTATGGCAAAAGCTATTAGAATTACGTATGCAAACAGGTGAACCATACCTGCACTTTATCGATGAGTCTAATAGAAAGTTGCCTCAATGGTTAAAGGACAAAGGTTTAAAAGTACATCAATCTAACCTATGCTCCGAGATTATTTTACCTACTAATGAAAAGAGAACAGCTGTATGCTGCTTATCTAGTTTAAACTTGGAGTATTATGATGATTGGAAAGATGACAAACTTTTTCTTAAAGATGTTGCAGAAATGCTGGATAATGTCTTGCAATATTTTATTGACAATGCTCCTAGCACTATTAAGCGTGCTAAGTATTCTGCTTCTCGTGAGCGGAGCATTGGCATTGGTGCTCTTGGCTGGCATGCTCTCCTTCAGCGAAGAAATACTCCCTGGGAAAGTGCAATGGCAACGGGACTTAATAAACAGATCTTCGCACACATTAGATCAAGCTTGGACAAAGCGAATCAGCAATTGGGTAAAGAACGAGGTGAAGCACCCGACGCAGTGGGTACGGGTAACCGTTTTAGTCATCTTATGGCTATTGCTCCTAACGCTAGTTCTTCGATCCTCATGGGAAATACATCACCCTCAATCGAACCATTTAGAGCAAATGCGTATAGACAAGATACCTTATCAGGATCCCATCTACACAAGAACCAGTACCTTGACAAGATTATAAAGGAGAAAGCTGGTGATAAATATGATGAGGTTTGGTCTTCAATTATTGCGAATGATGGTTCAGTTCAACATTTGGATATACTTGACGATTGGACCAAGGATGTGTTCAAGACTTCTATGGAGATTGACCAACGATGGGTGGTGCAGCATGCAGCAGACCGTCAAGAGTTTATCGACCAAGCACAAAGCTTAAACGTATTCTTTAGACCAGATAGTAACATCAAATACGTCCATGCAGTACACTTTATGGCATGGAAACAAAAATTAAAGACTATGTATTATTGTCGTTCGGATAAGATTGCTAAGGCAGACAAAGTATCTAAACGTATTGAACGTGAAGTGATAGCGGAAATCAACCTTAAAGCAATGACAGACGGAGACACTTGTCTTGCCTGTGAAGGATGACCTTCACACTATTCACAAAATATAGGGATTAAAATGGCAATAGAAAATTTTAGTAAGTTCATAGACTATAAAAATAAGAAGTATGTAAAGTTTGATGGTAGGAAGATCTTGATCTTAGGTTATGGATCTGTAGGTCAAGCGATCTTACCAATAATCCTTAGACACATCACATCTGAAGCATCTAACATTATAGTGCTTGAGAAGGGTGAGAACGAAAAAACTTTTAAAGAACGTAATGGTAAGTCTGCAGTCACATACATTAAGAAAGAGATCTTAAGGAATAACTTAGAATCTACACTATCAAAGTATGTAGATGAAGGTGGGTTTGTTATCGATGTATCACTAAACATCGGTGCACTTGAGATCCTTGAATGGTGTTTAAAACATGGTGTTCATTACATCAATACATCTCTTGAAAGATGGGAAGATGAACCAGACGAGACTATCCCTAAACTAGCAGAACGTACACTATACCATACTCATAAAGAAGTTCGTGCTATGGCAGAGAAGTACAAAGGTGCAGCAACGGTTGTTGGAACTCATGGTGCAAACCCTGGTTTGGTGACACACCTTACTAAGAGAGCGTTACTCAAGTTAGCAGAAAAGAAAGGCATCAAGTATGTAGTACCAACCGATAAAGAAGGTTGGGCACAGTTGATGAAGAAGGTTGGTGTTAAGGTAGTACATGTTGCAGAACGTGACACACAAGTCCTTGGTGAACCAAAAGAAAAGAATGAGTTTGTAAATACATGGTCATGTGAAGGTTTTTGGGCAGAAGGTAGAGCTCCCGCTGAGATGGGTTGGGGTACACACGAAGATACTAACCCAGAGAATGGTAAAGCACAAGGTAACACTGCATACCTATTCCAACCCGGTGTATCAGTGTTACTAAGATCATGGGTTCCATTAGGTGGTCAATACAATGGCTTCCATATCCAACACTCAGAAGCTGTAACGATATCAGAATACTTTGAAACTAAAGATAAATCGTTTAGGCCATCAGTATACTACGTCTATCAACCATGTGATGCAGCTATCGCTTCAGTACATGAGATGAGAGGTAAAGAGTTAGATCTACATACTAAACTACGCATCGCTAAGGATGAGATCGTGGGTGGTATGGATGAATTAGGTGTGCTATTATTGGGGGATGACTTTGGTATGTGGCACGGTTCACAGTTAACTATCGAGGAAGCAAGGAGACTAATACCAGGAGAGAACGCTACATCATTACAGGTTGTTGCATCAATGTTAGGTGCAATGATATGGGCAAT